AAGAAGATGTGTTATACGGTGGGGCTGCAGGGGGCGGCAAGAGTTTTGCCTTGCTTGTTGATCCTTTGCGTTACTGTCATAATCCTAATCATCGTGGTTTACTCTTAAGAAGAACACTTGATGAATTAACAGAACTGATAGACAAGTCAAGACAATTATATACAAAAGCTTTTCCAAAAGCGTATTTTAGAGAATCAAAATCTACATGGGTGTTTCCGTCAGGAGCAACGATGTGGTTTACTTATCTAGACAGAGATAAAGATGTCACACGATTTCAGGGACAAGCTTTTAACTGGATAGGAATAGACGAGATAACACAGTACCCAACACCTTACGTTTGGGATTACTTGCGTTCAAGACTTCGTACAACAGATGATGAGTTAAGACCTAACATGTCTATGCGTTGTACTGGAAACCCCGGTGGAGTCGGTGGTTGGTGGATTAAGAAGATGTACATAGATGCACACGACTTTAATAAACCATTTCCTGCGACTGATATAGAATCAGGAAAGGAACTACTGTATCCAGATGGGCATGAAAAAGCAAGGCAACCGTTGTTCTACCGAAAGTTTATTCCTGCACGGTTGACTGATAATCCCTATCTGATGCAAGATGGCAGATACGAAGCCATGCTCAGATCGCTCCCAGAAGTTGAACGGAAGAGACTTCTTGATGGGGATTGGGATGTCGCAGAGGGAGCGGCCTTCCCAGAGTTTACAAAGGTAAAGCATGTGGTTGATTCATTTGACTTACCAACTAACTGGCCCAGAATACGTGCAGCAGATTATGGATACGCAAGTCCGTCTTGTGTATTGTGGGGTGCAATTGATTGGGATGACAACATCTGGATCTATCGTGAGTTGTATGTAAAGCAACACACAGGTGAGCAATTAGCCGATAAAATCTTAGAAATAGAACAAACAGAGCCAACACCACATTACTCTGTATTAGACTCATCGTGTTGGAACAGAACAGGCTTTGGTCCGTCAATAGCAGAGACAATGATTCGTATGGGAGTTCGATGGACACCATCCGACAGAAACAGGCTACAGGGAAAGATGGAAGTACATAGGAGACTAGCAGATAACCCATTGACAAACCTGCCAAGAATCCGTATATTTAATACATGTAGTAACACAATTCGACAACTGGCAGGAATACCGTTGTCAAAGACTAATTCAGAAGATGTTGACACAAAAGCAGAAGACCACGCATATGATGCGTTAAGGTATCTTTCTATGTGTAGAACATCTCCTTATACATCAATACACAGAAGTTTAAGTAATATAAAAGAACAAGTTTATAAACCCCAAGATAATACGTTTGGATATTAAATGGCAGGAACGCAACCTTTTCAAATAAGATCTGAGTTTGATCCTAGAGATATGACTTTAGGAGATTTCATCAAGTTATATGAAAAAGAAAGTACAGATATTGGTGGAAGAAAGAATAAAGGTTGGGGCAACTTATTAAGAAACAATAAGGCTTTACAACCTTATCTAGATCAGCCTGCCACAGCTATATTTGGTTCTGTTGAAACTAAGTCACAAAGTTTTATGACTGATATTGAGAAAGCTGCAAAGGGTTCTGCAAGCACGGTTCAATCAAAAATTCGTACTCTTGAAGCAAATATATTTCCAAAGCTTGATGCACTAAGTAAAAGATTAGGAGAAGATCTTAAAGGTAATCTTTCGCCAATATCTACAGAAGTAGTAAAACTACAGACACGTGGTAAGCCTGCTACAATTGACAAACAGTTTAATGTAGGCAAAATTGGTGAGTTAATAGAAAATTTACAAAAGCACGTTGTAGATAATCCAGCCGATAAGCCCATAGCTAATGCTATTTTATTTGGATTAGAGATGGGTTCACGACCAAGTTTAGGAACAGAAATAACAACAGCACACTATATACAAGATCAGTTTGATGACACAGGCAGACTTTTAGGACTCGGTGGTCGAGACGGTGTTGTTATACCTGCAGGAACAGTCGGCATTAAAAGACAGGGAAAAGATCAAGCACCAAACGTTAAACCATATAATGCTCCTCTTTCTAGTAGAGCATTAGTTATCTTACAAGATCAATCTGAATATAATTCAAAAGTAATAGGCAGTGATAAAATTAGTCATTACTTTCAATTAAGAAAAAAAGATGGAAGTATTACACCTGTAGCTTTAGAGGACATGAATCGTGTACTTAAAGTAACGACACCATTTGGTATGAGACAAAAGATTTTAACTGATGCTGAAATAAAAAAAGCACCTCCCGGTACAAAAGCTGTACAGCCAATGAGTGATGCAATAACTCCAAAAATGTTAAGAAACTTGTATATAAACTTAGCTGTGCAATCAATAAAAGGACCTAATGCTGAACAACGAGTGGCAATGTTATTAAACAGGGATGTTGCAACAAATGTAGGAGCTCAAGAAGTTTACATGGGAACTCCGGGACAATACAAGCAATCAGCAGTAAAAGACTTAGATCAAATTAGTTCTAAAAGTTGGGGGCTATTTTCACTTAGAAAGCCAGAAGCTGTACAAGCGTTCACTCAAGAAAACAAAATAAGAAACCCAAAAGAATTTATTTTTGGCACAAATACTATGGATGGCACTACTAATAAATTTGTGCCAGATGAAGTAAACTACATGTCTCGTGTTGATGAAGGCTTTGCACAATTTGAACCAAAAAATATTGGAATACAAAATACTGGCATAGTATTTGGTGCTATAGACGATAGTGCAATTGACACAGTTTTTGAAAATAAACAAGACGGAAAACAACAAGGGTATAGTCAAAGTTTAAAAGATAAAATTAAATCTTTAGGTGCAACAGTAATAGACAAAGCTTCTAAGAATAAAAACCTAATAGGTGCAGGAGTACTTACTGGAGGAACAATGGCTAGTTTTGTAAGTGATGCTGCTCAATTTGCAAAAGACACTGTAGTTGAAACAGGAATTGATCTTGCAGGTAAGGCAGTAGGAATGGGAGCTAGATTAACAAATCCAGCAGGAATGATCTTAACTAATATATCAAAAACAGCATCTGATGATGTTATAAAGACAGATGAAGAATTTGCAAGAGAGAGAAACTTTAGAGAAGACGATCTTGTAACAGACGAAGAACCAAACTTTTTAAACCAACAATCAATACAGGAGAATACAAATGCCGGGCAATAATTATAACTACGGTGCTAACTACATTATGAACTCAGATAAAACATCAGTAGATGATCAGATGGGTGCAAACAAATTAACAAGAGAAAAACTTGAATTTGATGGTAAATTTGACAGAGACGTTTTAACTATAGACGCTCCAAAAAAACAAACTAAACCAACAGTGCAATCTTCACTATTTGCAATGGCTAACGAAAAAGATTACTAGAAAGTAAATTATGTCTGATAATTTTTTAGAACCATCTGACGACACACCTGTTAACGTTCAAAACCCAGAAGAGTCTATGCCGGGATTAGCAGGTCATATTCGTTCAAAGTTTAACGATGCAGAAAATGGTCGTAGGGTTCACGAAAAAAGATGGCTACAAGCTTATAAGAATTTTAGAGGGATATACGATTCTTCAACACAATATAGAGATTCAGAACGCTCTCAAGTTTTTATAAAGATAACTAAGACTAAAGTTTTAGCTGCTTATGGTCAATTAACAGACATACTTTTTAGTAATAAAAAATTTCCAATAGTTATAGAGCCAACTCCTATACCAGAAGGTGTAGCAGAATTTGCACACGAAAAAACCCCTATTGATGATCTAGTTCAGGAAGACCCATATGGATTTGATGGGGATGAGAGAGAACTACTTGCAGGTGCTTTAGAAGCAACTGAAAAACAAACGGACAAAATATTAGGTGGATTAGCAGGAGAATATGCAGGTGTGCCTTTAGTAGAAGGTCCTTCTAAAGTAGGCGAACCTCAGATAACTCCAGCAAAAGAAACAGCGTTGCGTTTAGAAAAAATAATACACGATCAACTAATTGATACAAATGCTGTAACTGTGTTTAGAAATGCAATGTTTGAATCTGCCTTATTAGGAACTGGTATAATAAAAGGACCTTTAAACTTTTATAAAAGAGTTCATAAATGGAGTCCTGACGAAGAAACAGGTCAACGTGCGTATAAACCTTACGAAAAAAATGTTCCAAGAATAGAAACTGTATCGTGTTGGGATTTTCATCCTGATCCTGCAGCCACATCTATTGAGGATTGTGAGTATGTAATCCAACGACACAGGCTCAACAAACAACAACTTCGTGCTTTAATAAAACGACCTCACTTTGATGCTAACGCAATAGAAGAAGCATTATTTAAAGGTCCAAACTACGAAGATAAATACTATGAAGACACTATTCGTGATGATGAAACACAGCCAAATACATCTGAAAATAGATACGAAGTCTTAGAATATTGGGGAGTGTTGGATTCAAAATTTGCTCAAGAAGTAGGACTTGAGGTTGATGAGTCTATGTCAGAGTTTGATCAAGTTCAAATTAACGCATGGGTAACTGGTAATTGTGTATTAAGGTGTGTGCTAAATCCGTTTAAACCTGCACGTATACCATATCAAGTATTTCCTTACGAAGTAAATCCATATCAATTATGGGGGGTTGGTGTTGCAGAGAACATGGAAGATGCTCAATTGTTAATGAATGGTCACGTTAGAATGGCTATTGACAATCTAGCATTAGCAGGTAATCTTGTATTTGATGTAGACGAAGCAAGCTTAGTTCCCGGACAAAACATGGACATCTTTCCGGGCAAGATATTTAGAAGACAATCTGGCGTAACAGGAACAGCTATTAATGGATTAAAGTTTCCTAATACAGCAGGTGAAAACCTACAAATGTATCAAATAAGTAGACAACTAGCAGATGAAGAAACTGGGTTGCCATCTATTATGCACGGACAAACAGGTGTATCAGGAACTGGTAGAACAGCATCTGGGCTATCTATGCTATTAGGAGGAGCATCTGTTTCTCTTAAAACAGTTGTAAAAAATGTAGATGATTATTTACTTAAACCTATTGGTGAAGCCTACTTTCAATGGAACATGCAATTTAATGAGGATGCTCCTGATGCAATAGGCGATCTTGAAATAAAACCAAGAGGTACATCAGGAGTTATGCAAAAAGAAGTAAGAAGTCAAAGATTAACAGCGTTACTTCAAACAGTTGCAAACCCTATGCTAGCTCCATTTATAAAATTACCAAATCTTATGCGTGAATTAGCTATATCTCAAGACATAGACCCAGATAGTCTAGTCAACGATTTAAACGATGCACAAATTTATGCGAAACTACTACAAGGACTACAAAATGCTCAACAACAACCAAGCCCAAATGGTCAGCCCCCTAGTCAACAACCTGCAGGCATGGCAGGGGCTCAAGGAGTACCTCAACAGTCTCCACAGCCTAACGGTTCAGGGCTTGGTAACGGCACAATCGGAACAGGAGATGTTCCGTCTGCAGGGGAAACTGGTTTTACTGGAAACACTTCTTAGTTTAGAAACAAATTATAGTAACGTAATGAAAGAAAAACAAAATGGTAAGTCTTAAAGATTATCAGCTTAATTCTAAAGATTTTTTTAAACCCATTAACATTGAATTAGGCAGTGCTGCACCAACACAAACAGGCATAGATGTTAACGTTGGGCAACCTGCTAATGTTAACACTGGTACTGGTAATAATCGTAGACCAGTAGATACGTTAACCAGACCTAACAAATACAACATAGGGTTAGACCCAATTTGGGACTATAAAAAAATTGATTTAGATAAAGTATATGACTTTGATGCAGAGCAAGCTAAATTAAATGGGGGAGATTCGTCAGGACCGTGGGCTGATCCAAAAAAAATAGCTGGTGCGTTAGGGAGTGCTGGTCTAGCAGTTGGTTTTGCAGGGCAAACATTAGGAAGCACTTTAGGTATAGGTTCAATATTAAATGCAAAAGCTGGTGTTCCAAACCCTGTAACTGGAAAAAACACAGTAAGTTTAATACCCTTTCTTGATAATTTAATTATGAAAGAACGTTACGATGCGATGAAAGAAATACAAACATATGTAAGTTCAGGTCAGGGAACAGATGCCTATGACATTTTTCGTTTAGGAACACAGACGTTTATAAGAAAACCCGGTAGTTACAGGTTTATAGGTAATGTTTCTGCTTTAGGTATAGATCATGGTGATTTGCATAAAATTGTTGCTGTGTCTCAGGGACAAGATCCAAGAGATTACGATTACAAATCAGGTAAAAGTTCACGATCTGATATACTTACATATGGTAATGGTTTAGCAGGAGGGTATACTTTAGATGGCGGCCACGTAGATAACAGAGGTATATTTGCATCAGCAGGTGGTGGACACAGTGACGAATTTAAAATGATGGCATATAAATTTTTTAATGGAAAAAATATTGGCAGAGAAAAAGCACATGAGATAGCTCAAGCTTGGCTTACATCAACAGCCGACCTTAGAAAAAGTTCATTTTTTGGAGGGCAATCATACAATGCTACAGAGCAAGCAGCTCTACAGGCAAACTTTAACAAATTTGTTGCAATGTCAAAAGGAACATTTCAAAATTCAAATGTTTTTAATGAGTCAGGGTATCCTTTAGCTAATCAGCCTGTAACATCTTCAACTTTTGATCAAGGAGCAGCAGATAGTATTACTGATGCACAATCTGAAGACTATAGTGAAGCAGTGGTTGATGCTGGATATGATTTTGGGGCTTTTGACACTTACAATGATGAAAGTCAAGGTAGAAAACAATTTTTATCGGCATTACAAACAGGCACAGGTGATCCAGAACCATCATCGTTTGTAAAAGATTTTACTGATCCACCTAATTATCAAAGATATACTGGGGGTGACCCTATGTATGATCAACCACCTTCTAAGAATACTACCCCTAAGGGTACTACACCAAAAGGTTTTGGTGGGGGTAGTAAGTATGATTCATTAGGACCTCATCCAGATAGATATGATTTTTTAAATAATGATACCCCAATAACAGATTTTGCTGGTGGTTTAGACACAACATGGTTTGACGTTGTAAGAAGCACAGTAGCTTCTGGTCTTAATAAAATAGGTGATGCAGCACAAAATTCATTGGCACTTTCTTTGCCAGTCATGGCTATTAAAGAAGCTGATAAAGCAGGTTTAAGTGGGGGCATTGTAGGAATTATGGCTTCTCCAACAGAAAAACAAAAATTTGATAACTATTTTGGTTTTGATAATGATGATGATAAAGAAGATAACACAGGTAAAACATTTGATTCTAATTTTAGACCACAGGCATCTATAACACAAAATCAGGCAGATCAAATTAAAGAAGCTAATAAAGAAGCAGGGTTTACATCAAACTTACGTGGTGGTTTTAGACAAGGTGGGCTTATTCCTATGCAGGATGGTGGTCAACCACAACTTGTAGGTGGAGTTATGCCACAACAAGTATCTGAACAAGCCACTGTTGCTGATGATCAACCAAGACAAGTTGCTGAAAAATCTTTTGTTGTAAACGCACCTGCTGTAGAAAAAGTTATACTAAACCCTGATGCAATAAATGTTGCAGGGGTGCAGGATGTAAGAAAGATGGTAATAGATGCATACACTTTTGCAAAACAAAAAGGTATGTCTATTGGGGATGTTGATAGAGGGTTATACGAAGAATCAGTAGATGTTGCTTTATCAAAAGGCGAATTAGTTATACCTCCAGACTTAGTAAAGATAATTGGTAAAGACAGACTTGAAAAAATAAACAACAGAGGTAAAAAAGAAGTTACTAGAAGAGCAGAAGCTTCTGGTCAAGAAAACGCAGAAGGATTGCAACTTGGTCAATATATTCAAGAAGGATTTTCTAGTGCTATGCAAGGAGCAGGTAAAGTTCTTCAAGATTTAATTCCAAATACTTTAGGACAATTTTCACAAGAAGAAAAACCTTCATTAAAAATGAGTGATGATGTTAATTTTTTAAACACACCAACACCAGTTAAAGGAGGACAGCCAAAAGTAGTTATACAGAATGAAGGGTTTGCATCACCGTCTTTAAATAATGACTCACCACAAGACATTCCATATTATAATTTATTTGAAAAGCTAGAATCTAATAAAGGTGCAGGATATGTTCCAAGATATCAAAGTGGAAGACCTTTTGAAAAATCAGGGGTTACTATAGGTGTAGGTGTTGATCTTAGTAAACAAACTGCATCAAAATTAATGAAGTACGAAGTAGATCCAGAAGTTATTGAAAAACTTAAGCCATACATGGGAAAAGAAAAAATAGCAGGAAAAGCAATAAAGCTATTAGATAAAAAAGCATTAACATTAGATACAGACGAAATAGCTCATTTAAATAGCCAAGTTGTTAATGGATATTTAAAAGATTTTGAAAGAATATACCCAGAATTTAAAGATATAAATGATAGAGACAAAGGATTTATGTTTGCAGCGTTTTATCATGGATCATTAAAAGGTTATAAAAGTTTTAGAGAGGACTACCTAGAAACACAAAGTATACCAACTGCTTTAAAAACAGGATTGTATAATTTAATTTCTAAGGATGGACCTGATAGGAATAGGCTAGATAAAGCATTAACTTGGTGGAACAGTCAATCTGAAACACCAGAAACACCTTTATCAAAACCTAAAATGTAAGCTACCCTAATAATAGGCACTTACACAACCGTAGCAGCCACCCATAAGCCATGTGGCACTGCAATAAGGAGAAAATAATGGCAAAACAAAAAGGGCATCGTGCCAATAAACCAAACGATATCAAAGGCACTGTTGACGATGGACAACTTTACAAAGGAAAATATCGTGATGAAGTGTACAAGGAAGAAGAAGAGGTAGAAACAAAACCAAATGAAGAACAAGTTGACCCTGTTGAAGAAACAGCTACTCAACCTATCGGAGAAAGTTTTGTTGAAAACAAAAAAGATCACGACTACAAAAAACGTTATGATGATTTAAAACGTCATTATGATGCAAAAGTAGCTGAGTGGAAAGACAAAGTAGATACTAAGGATTCTTTTAAAAGTATTTCTAAAGATATTCGTATTCCTCAAACAAAAGAAGAATATGATGATTTAAAAAGCACTAATCCAGAATTGTATAATACTATTGAAGCTTTGTCTAAAGCAAAAGCCGAAGAGCAACTTAGAGATATAAATAAGGAGCTTGACGATTACAAAGGTCGTGCTACAGTATTGCAAAGAGAAAAAGCATACGAAGAGCTTTTACGTTTACAAC